TGCGGCGGAACTCACTGGTGTCCGGCAGGACGCGGACGCTGACGCGTCCGATGACCTGGCCCTGGGGCATCGCTTACCTCCGCTTGGCGTTGAACTTGCTGTAGAGATCCGCCACGGAGATGCGACGGCCCTTCTTGCCCTCGCCCTTGTTCTTCTTCTCGGGCTTGGGGCGGGGCCAGAGCGGGATCTTGGGCGCCTTGCCCTTGCCCCACTGGCCCGTTGCTCTGGTGTTCTGGTTGATCGCGTCGAAGATGTCGGCCTGCATGTGGCGGTCGAGCCCCCAGCCGAAGTGGTCCCTGCCGCCCGACGCGAGGGCGATGGTGAGGGACGTGTCAGGAAGCCTCTGGACAAGAGCGAGGACGAGTGCCGGCGCGGGCCCCCGACCTGCGATCACCTCAGTGAGGTCCACTCCGTAGTGGAAGAGCAGGTCGGGGTAGATGCCTTCGCCGTACTTGTCGATCAGCTCTCCGAGGCCGAGGCTTCCCCCACCTGGGTGCCCTCGCTGTACGTCGCGAAGATCTGGGCCAGGACCGCGAGGTCGGAGCCGACCGCGTCGAGCAGCTTCTCGGCAGCCTTCGGGTTCTCGGCGACCAGGCGGACCGCGTCCGCGAGCACCAGCTCCTGGTCGACGTCGTCGCCGTCCATCTTCTCCTGGATCTTCAGGAGCTCGGCGCGCTTCTCCTTGGGCAGGCGGAGCGGGTTGACCAGGCGGGTCACGAAGCCGTCGCCCAGGTCGATGTCGGTGGAGCCGTACTTCGCTTCAGCGGCGGCACGGATGGAGTCAAGAGAGAAGCTGGCCATGGGGTTGCGGACCTCCAGGTAGTCGGGGGGAAGAAGAGAGCGGACCGTCGAGAGGGGGCCCCGAAGGGCCCCCGGTGTGCAAGGAGGTCCGCGCCACTTGCACACCGGGGTGGTTTAGAAGACCGCCGATCAGGCGGCGCCGGCCTCCCACGAGTCGCCGTCCCAGTGCGCCGTCGAGGCGTCGCCGAGGACAACGTTCTGACCCGTGGTCCAGGCCGAGCTCGGGGTCGCGATGACCGAAGCCATCGCAGCCAGGTTGGCCGGCGCGACGGAGTCGGCCGGAGTGAAGGAGCCAGGCGTACCAGCGGTCGCGCCCGTGGCGACGGAGCCGCCGAGCGGGGTGATCGCGTAGGTGTAGGTGTTGGAGCCGAAGGCCATCGGCTTCACGCCGATCGGGAGGCCGGCGAGCGACTCGGTGTCACCGAAGGACACGTCGTCGGAGCGGTAGATCTCCGCACGCGGGGCGTAGAACGCGAAGTGGTTCTCGCCGTCCACGAACACCGCGAGGAACGCGGCGATGGTCGGGGTGGGCTCGGTCGGAACACCGACAGTGCCGTTCGGCAGGACCGGGGCGTTGGAGCCGTAGTACAGCTTCAGGCCGGGGATGTCGAACTGCTGGAGGGTGAAGGTCATCGTCTCGGAACGGGCCGAGTACTTGGTGCGCAGGCTCTTGTTCTGGAGCGTGCCGATGACCGTGGCCTCGCCGCCCTCGGAGGCGATCGAGAAGATGTCCTCCAGCGAGGTGTGACCGACGATCGACCAGGGGGAGGTCGGGACGAGCAGGTCGTCGGGGAGGTCGGTTCCGACCGGCGCCGTCAGGTAGTTGCCGGAGCCGATGACGAGGGTGGCGTTGTCGTTCAGTGCCACGAAGAGTTCTCCTTACGGGGTGGGGTACGGGCGGGTGCGCGGCTTGCGGATCTCGATGTCGTAGGTCGCCTCGTAGCGCCAGACACCGGTAGGGAGGTCCGCGTACTGGACCGGGCCGGTCGACGTCGCCCAGTCGGTGACCCGACGAGGGGCGGACGCGAGGTCGACTCGGGTGATGTGGCCGCGCGAGGGCACGACCTTCTGCGAGAGCCAGGCGTCGCGGATGACCACGCGCACTGCCTCGGAGAGGATCGCTGCGTCTTCGTCGCCATCGGGGTCCTGACAGAAGACGTGCACCGCGACGCGAGCTGCGTCGAGGAATCGGGTGTCGCCCTGCCAGTTCCCGAAGGACGGGTCACGGCGAACGAGTACGAGGGGGAACGTCTGGTCCTTGGCGATCAGGGACCGGACCTGGATGCCAGGCAGTCCGTCGCGCAGGATCGCGAGCATGAGGTCTTCGACCGGGGAGAGCTCGGCGAGCGCCTTGATGTGGGCGGGCAGTCCGGCCATCAGCCTCGACCCCCGCCGCGCTTCTTGCCGGCCCGGATCTTGACCTTGCGCTTCTTGGCCTTGGCCTTGGGGCCGTTCTTCCGAGGCAGGTGCGACGCCTCTTCGAGGATGTGCAGGCCCTCCATGGCGCCGACCGTGTACTCGTTGACGACCTTGCCCTGGGAGTCGACCACCTCGACGTCGTACGCCTGGCGGCCGAACTCGATCGACAGGGCCGAGTTCGAGTTGGACTTGGCGTTGGTGCCGTTGGCGTCGGACAGGACCACGTAGGCGTCGATGTCGCCCTTGGCGATGTCGATCTGCGCGATACCGTCCACGCGGTGGGCGAGCAGGAGCTCCTCGGCGCGCACGCCGATCTCGAAGGCACGCTGGTCGACCTCGGCCTGGACCTCGGGGAGGGAGGCGATGAACTCCGCCATGTTCTTGCCGTTCAGGCCCTTGTAGATGTAGGCCATCAGCTCGGCCTCTCGCGCACGTCGATGGACCAGTGCCTGGTCCTGCGCTCGCCGTGGTGGTAGGCCGGCGGGGTCACGACGTCCCAGACCTTGCCGAGCATCTCGACCCGCGACCACAGCTCGACGCCTTCGAGGTTGGCGTCCACGACCATGCGCGTGATGTTGATCTGTTGCTGACCGGGAACCTCGGCTCGGGCCGAGCGCTGCGGGATCAGCGCGCACCGGACGCGATGCGGGCCGTCTGCGTCGGCGACCAGAACTTCGTTGCCGCGGTTGTCGACGTGGTAGCGGGCCTTCCAGATGGTGGCCTCGACTCCGCGCCTGCGCTGCATCGAGCTCACCAGGGCTCCACCTCATCCGAGAAGAGGGGGAACGGCTTGGAGTCCGGGGTCGGCTGCGCGACCGGGACCAGGCCGGCCACCACGGGCCGGCGTACCGAGTTCCAGGCGGAGACCTGCGCGGAGTACAGGCCGGGCTTGCGTCCGCCGATCTCGGCCAGGAGCTTCTGCTCCTCCGCCGTGAAGTGGACGGTGCCGGCCTCCTCGCCCTGGCTGTCGTTCCAGCCGAGCGTCTCGTCGCCCGCTCGGGACTGCGTGTAGCCCGAGGGGTTGTCCATGTACCGCTTGCACGCCTTCAGGACCAGCGTCCGTATCAGGCGAGGGGCGGAGGATGCGTCCGGCCAGTCGCGGCCGGCGTGGAAGCTGGCCAGGTCGGAGGCGTCCTCCAGGGCTGAGGTCGCGATGCGCTCCTCGTCAGCGTCGAGCGTCCAGTCGAGGCGGGCCTTCAGCTCATCGAGTGTGGCGAAGTTCGCCAAGATGGTTCTCCTTCACTCACGGGGAGGGGCGGGATGCGCAACTTGCACACCCCGCCCCACTCAGCCGATGGATCAGACGCCAGCGCCGTCAGCGGTACCGGCGATGCCGGTGATCGCGGCCAGCTCCTGGGCCTTCTCGTCCGGGCCGTCCGGGTCGGGCAGCACGTCAGCCGTCGCGTCGAGGTCGAGCTTGATCGCGCGGACGAAGTGCTGGTGCTCCGAGACGAAGCCCTGGCTCGGGGTCTGGGCGTCGCGGCCGACGAGGAAGTCCTCGACGATGCGGAAGCCCTTGTAGGTGTTCACGATCGAGCGGTCCGTGAGCCGGGTCGCGTCGTAGTCGCGAATCCAGCGGAGAGCCACGCCGTTGTAGGACGCGGCGGCACCGAAGGGGACGGACTGCGGGACGGACGGGGCGCCGGTCGCGAAGATGAACGCGCTGGAGACCATGGCCACCGCGGTGTCGGCCGGCAGCTCGTCGGAGGTGACGATGTTGAAGCCGTACCGGCGACCGAGGGTCGCCTCCTTCAGCGCGGAGACAGCCTCGGCCTCACCGACGTTGGAGGCCAGGTTCAGGTCCGGGTCGGACAGGAGCTCGTTCTCCCAGCCGGAGCCGACCAGGAGGGTCCGCTGCTCCTTGGGGACGCGGAACTTGTTCATGACCTCACGGGCCCGGATGAGGGTCTTGCGCAGGCTGCGACCGGAGACCGCGCCACCGAGGGTGACGGAGTACGGCGCCTTCAGCAGGTAGTCGACGGCCTCGTACTCCAGGCCCTTGCCGACCGCCTCGGTCTGCTTGGCCATGAGCTTGGCCCAGCCGTTCAGGTCGAAGTCGTTCTGCTCGTCGGTGAGCTGGACACCCGAGTAGACGTCGTCGCCGAAGGTGACCTGGACGGTCTTCTCGGCGTAGGTGTCGAACTGGATCGCCGTCGAGCGGTCGTTGCGCCACCCGTACGTGCGGTAGGGGAGGACTCCCTCGACCTTGATGTTGATGGCGTCGCCCTTGGCGCCCTTGAACTGGTCGATGCCCTCGCGCTGGAAGACAGCGGGAACGACCAGGGACTCTTCGAGAGCGACCGCCGCGGTCGCGGCGATCTTCTCGGGCTTGATGACGTCGTGCGGGGTGTATGCCACGGGGTTGGTACTCCTGTCGGTTGAGGATTCAGGGAGGCTCGGAGTGCGTCACTTGCACACCGGGGTCTGGGTCAGTAGCGGCGCGAGCGCGCCGCGCGAGCGGCCTTGACGGGGTCGAAGTCGGCACCGTCATCGGGGTCGAGGCCGCCGCCGAGCGATTCCGGAGGGGCCGGCGCGACGAGCTTCTGGAGCTCCTTCGCGTCCGCCTCCAGCTCGGCTTCGGTGGTGCCCGTGAGGCGCTTGGCCAGGGCGGTGGGCAGCTCGTACTTGGCTGCCACGTTGTTGAGCAGGATCTGCCGCTCCAGCGCCTCGACCTGCCCCTTCAGTTCGGCGGTCGCCGCCTCGAACTCCTCGACGGTCTTGGCCGAGCTGAGCTTGGCCTCCGTCTCGCGGAGCTTGGTGCGGTAGTTGGCCGCCTCGGCGTTGGCGTCGGTCAGCTTCTTGCGAAGCACG